ACGGTGCTCATGGTGTTACCTCAGAGAAAGACAAGGGTTGCGCCAGATTCGACGGTCAGGGTGACGCCAGATCCAACGGTGACAGGGCCAACCATGGAGGCGTTGTAGGACGCCGGGATGGTGGTATCGACGGACAGCGTGGCCACGTTCATGCTGGCCCGCTGTGTGGTGGTGGTGAATACGCCAGTGCTGGCGCTGCTGTTGCCAACAGGCATGCCGTTGATGGCCGCCAGTGTCCCGCCTAGGGAAACCGCCGTGGCGCCAAACGTCATGCTGCTGTTTGCCAAGCTGGCATTGGCGATGTTCGTCAACGTGTTGTCTGGTCCGTTGATCGTCTTGTTGGTCAGCGTCTCGACGCCCGCCCGGGTGGCCAGCGTTCCCGATGTCGGAAACGTCACGCCAGTAACCCCAGTAAATGTCAGCGTGACCGCGTAATTGCCGACCGTAGAAAACGCGGCGGCAAACGTAACGCTCTTGGCCTCAAGCCCATCTGCCGAACTGTTGACGCCAATGATCTTGTTGGCGTTGCCAGTCAGGCCTGGAAGACGGTCAAAGCCCGCTGCAATTTCTGCAAGTTCACTTCGCGCGTTGGCCGATGCGCCTGACGAACTTGTCGCCGGCCAGCCAGAGGGGTTGTAGTAGTCGTTCATCGCAATCCTCGACGTGGGGTGTAGTGAACGATCACGCTGTTCACCGCAAACGGCGCGTAATCGGTGGAGTTGCTGCGCACGGTGATCTGCACGTTTTCAGCCGTGCCCACCATTTCGCATTCGGTCGGAAGCAGGGTCCGGCCGTCCCAGACAAAGTTGTCCCATGTGAAGGCGTCCCATTGCGTGGTAACAAAGGGTGCCGCATAGGTCTGGCTGTTGGGCTGCAGGGTCAACGGGTTGGCATAGGCCAGCGAATAGCCAAAGTCCACCGTGGCATAGCTGGGGCCAGACAGCTCAATGGACGCCCTGCGGAATCGTTTGAGCATGCGGCTGTTGCGCATCGAAGCCCAGTTCAGCGTGAAGTACGCATTGATGGCCTCGCCGTCGAACGATGTGCCCACGTCAAACTGGTACACATGGCCGTCACTGCCGCCGACGAACTTGACCAATTCACCGTTGGCCAGCGTGCATTCCCATGTGCAAGTGATGTTCATGGGGAAGTACACCGGCACCGAACCCATGAGCTGGCCGTTCACCACGGTCATGTAAATGCCGTAGTTGTCGATGAAGAACAGCCGGTACTGGCTCTTGTCGCGCGCCAGCATGGAAGCTGAAACACGGGTGCGGTGTTCCACAAAAAACGGTCGCAGCAAGTTGGTCAGGCTGGCCTGCTGGAAGTTGCCAAAAGCCAGCGACGTGGACAGCCCGAATACACCGCGGTCATCACACAGGAATGTCTGCGCCAGGTTCTGCTGGCTGTAGTCCAGAGAGCCCGTGCCCACGTTGTAGTTGACCCGGTTCCAGTCTGCCGAGCTGTTGCCGTACACCATGTTGGTGGAGTTGCGGCAAAAGATCGTCATGGCGCCAGCGTCTTGCGTTCCAGGCTGGACCAGCAACCCCGTCACGTTGTCACCGCAAGGGATTTCAGCAGCACCGCCGACGGACGTGTGGTTGTACGGGTCCGCGATGCCCGAGCAAAACGCCGACGACTGGTAGCTGTACCAAAGATGGTTCTTGAAAGCCGCGACGTGCTTTGGCGCGTCAGTCGGAAGCCCCGTGTATATCGGCACCAGTGTCTCGCCGTCAAACTCCCACATGGGGTTGACGGCATCGGCGCAGTACACCCGGATTCCAGAGGCCTGCCCGAAAAAGTTGGCCTGCGTGATCTCGCACCGGCCCCCGTCTTGAAGCGTGATGTCGGTCTGAATCCCGCTCAGGGTCACGGTAGTGCCACCGGTCAGCGTTGCAGCGCCGGCCGCAAAGTTCCCGCCTGACACGTTGGTGATGACCAAGATCCCGGCCGCCGTGCCCGTCCAGGCGCCGGACTGCTTGACGACGCGCTTGACCGTGGCAGTCACACCGCCTTGGGTCAGCGTGGCGCCGTCTGCCGGCACTGCCACCGCTCCAACGGTGAAAGACACCTTCTTGAAGAACGGAACCTGCACCCAGCCGGCGCTGCTCTGTTCCCAGAGGTTCATGGCCGTGGCGCCAGCGTTGTCGCGCAGGCAGTAGGTCAGGTCGTTGAAGACGAAGACCCCACGGATTGGCCCGCTGCCCACCGGCTTGGCGATGTCTGCGCGGTACACATTGGCCGCCAAATTCACGTATTGGGCGTTGACGGACGACGACATCGCGCCTTGCGGCGTGATCAGAGTTCCAATGACGGTCGCCCCGACTTTCAGGGTGTCGCCAATGGAAAAAGCCCCGGTTGCCTTGGTGTAGGCAATGTAGTTGTTTCCCACCGCGATGATGGTGCCGGTAGCCGTGGCCCCGGCGTTGGTGATGGTCTGGCCGACGGACGGCGTGTTGGTGAAGCTGGTGACGTACAGCAAGGCATAGACGGCATCCGATGGCGCCGGCTGGCCGCTGTACCGCTCATACCCACCGATCCGCCCGTAGCCGCCGTTTTCCAGGCATTCAAAGTTCAAGGCGTCGCGCAGCACACCGGGCGGCAGGGACAGCGTGGGCGTGATCTGGTCCAGCCCACCCTTGAGCGCCATCGTCTCGTAGAAGACTTTGACGAATTCTTGCTTCATGCCAGCGGCCCCGCAAACACGACTTCGCGCAGGCGGTCGGATTCGATCTGGGTCATGGCAGCGTTGAACTCGCGCTGGCCCATGGAGAAGACCTCGGGCGCAGACTCAAAGCTGCCGTAGAACATCATGGCCCGCCAGACGATGGCCAGTTGCCAATACTCGGGCAGCGCGGGCTCATCGCTGTCCCCGGACATATTGGACGGCGCCAGGAAGTAGTCGCCGCGGATGGTGTAGCCCGAAATCGGGAACGGCCCCAGTGCAATCCCCTTGTCCGGGGTGATCGACATTTCCATGGGTCGGGTGTAGGTCAACTGGATGGCGCCGAACTTGTACCGGTCGCGCCACTCGTCGTAGCTGATGTAGCGCAGGTACTGTTCACTCCCTACGCCAGCCGACGTGTCGTAGCACCGGAAGGTGTTGCGCTCCCAGGCTCCAAACGTGCCGGCCGTGATTCCACACTCCGCCGTGGTGTAGGTCGGCTGCTGGTTGATCGTGGTCCAAGACGTAGACCGGCGCATCCAATCCCAGTCCTTGTGCTTGTTCTGGATGGCCAGCCATGCCGCGTTGGTCCAGTTGACAAGGCGCCCGGCCTCGCCGGTCTGGTTGACGGTGGTGGTGATGTTGCTCACCGGCACACCGCATTCCGTGGCCAGCCGCTGGACAAGCTCAAGGAAGGTCATGTCAACGCTCTGCGGCCAGGCGGCGAAGCCACTCGCCACCCTTGGGGTTGCGGTCTTCGAGCACGCTGAATTGGTTGAGGGCGCGCGCGGTATGCGTGATCTGGTTCTGCGGCATGGGGCCAAAAGCGTTCATGCCGCCAATGATTTCGTTGTCCACGTTCACGGGCTTGGCGCGCGCCAGAGCCTCGACGAATTTGCGCTTGGTGGTCACGGCAATGTCAACGGGCAGCCAGCCCAGTTGCACCCACTTGCCATCCTTGAGCACTTCGGCGCCAATGCCCTGCACCCACACGGGAACAGTCAGGGCCGGCTTCTGCTCATTGCCCTTGGCGATCACAATCGTCACCGGGTCGTTGTCCATCTTCAAGCGTTCGAGGTATTCCTTTTCGATGTGCTTGGGGTCCACCGCCTGAATGGTGTCGCTGAAGTCGGGCGCTTCTTCCAGGCTGTGCGGCGTGGGGTCGCGCTGGGCAAGCTGGTCGTCGGTGTAGTCCACCGATTTGGTGATGGTCACGGGAGCGACGCGGCGACGGCGTACAGGGGGGTTTTCGACTTCGGTCATGGGTTCTCCGGTTGAAATGAAAAAGGCCCGGGGGTTAGCCGGGCCTTCAGGGAATGAGGGCTTTCACCCTCGGAAATCACGACGTCTGCGGGCGATCCGGCAGCGTGAAGCAGTCCACCAGAACCTTGGTGATGCCGGTCTGGCTTGCCTGGTTGCTGGTGCCGAACGTCCACGCGCTGCCGGTGCTGATGACCTTGACCAACTCGTAGCCGATGGGGCAGAGGTTGTCAGGCACAACAGGCAGTTGCGGGGGGCCGTTGGTGAACTCGCCGGCATCGCTGTAGGCCACGCTGTACCCGCCTTGGACGACTTTCAGAGCGCCAGACGAATCCAGGCAGATTGCAAACACGCCGGCCTTGTTCACGGCGATGGCATTGAATGCCAGACCGGTCGCAGCGTCGGTGGTGGGGGTTGCCGTGTTCGACACTGCAGACTTCTTGTAGCCCTTGCCTTTGATGCTGTACTGCACATCATTGGCCAGGGTCAAGGTGGTCGTGGTGCCCACCGCGAGGCCGCCAATCGTGGTAGCCATGGTGACGGGGATTTGTTGGAGGTAGTCCATGTTGGTGACTCCTTTTCTTGAGGGTTAAACCAGAACGGTCGGGTCAAACGGCCCGATGGTGTTCACATACAGAGCGCCCGGTGCGACAGTGGCGTCATCCAGCGGCGTGGTGCCGCCGACGAAGTTGCCAGTGCCAGTCGGGTTGATGATCACGAAGCCAATGCAGGCTTTCTTCTCCGGGAGCGGAGGCATGACCACAGCAGCCAAGGTAGCGCCTTCGGTGCCCATGGCGGAGGTCAGCGTTCCCGCCGAATCCACGTAGAAGCAGAAGACATTGAACTTGGCATTGGTGACGGTGCCCGAAAGCGCCGCCATGTCGGTGTTGGCCGTTTTGGTCAACAGGGTGCCGTTGGCAATGGCGTAAAACGCAGAACCCGCCTTCACGATGGCACTCCCACCAGCCTTGATGACAAGGCCGGCAGAGGTGAACGTGTTGGAAGAGTAGCGATCACCAATGGCCTTGAAGACTGGCAGCAAAGCCAGCTTGTCAGAACCGTTGGTCAGCGAGTTGACCCATTGGGTGATGGTGTTCAGCATGTGTTTTCCTTGTGAGTTGGCCGGGGATCACTCCCCAGCCTGGTCATCACAGCGCCTTGCGGCCCACGTTTGCCGATGCCATCCAGCCTTGGTTTTCCAGCATCACGGCCTTGTACCACTTGGCACCCGCGTAGCCGCGCTGGCCTTGCGGGTCGCTCTTGTCCTTCTGGCCGGGCATGAGCATGGTTGGGTCGGTGGACGACTCGCCGCGCACTGCGATCTGGCTGAAGGCTTCTTTGGCCAGGACAACCATGCGGTACACGTCGATGTTGGTCCCGCTGGTCGAGTACAGTCCCGTCGCGGCAATCGCGGCCCCGGCGTCCTGCACAGACGGCAGATCCGGGGACAGCACGAAGCGGAAGCGTTCGCACGCGCCGATTTCGTAGTCGCTGATGGGCTTGCGGCTGGCGTACTTCTCCACGGGGATGAAGTTCGGCAGGTCGCGGATGTCCGGTTCCAGGTCGGTATGGGCGTACACCACATAACCGGCGCTGACAGCCGAAGTACCGAAGTCGCCCGAGGCGTTCAGGGTCGTGTTGACCATCATGCCGTGGTTGGCGGCCAGGTTCTGGGCAATCTTGCGCAGGAAGTTCAGCGTCACACCGCCGTTCACCGTGGCGCGGCTGGTGCCGGTGCCGCCGTAGTACACGTTGGTGCAGGCGTTCAGGGCGCCGTACACGATCTGCTCGTTGATCAGCGTCACACGCTCGCCAACGATGCTCGCGCATTCCTTGGCAATGTCGTCTTCGCCCAGGTCATAAGTCTGGTCGGTGAAGCCGTACAGGCAGTTGAACTGCTGGATCACCACCGTCGTGTCTTGCGGCGTGATGGAATCCGGCGTGGTGGTCACACCTTCGCTGGCTGTATTGGCTGCGATCATGGACAGCGTGCGGTCGCCGGTGCCGTTCTGGAAAAAACGGTTGATGGTGTTCGCATCGGTCGCGGTCGCGCCGTAGGGCAAGAAGCGGCGGGCAACGTAGGTGTTGCTGTTGTTCTTCGGCATCTGGACCTGACGGCCCTCGCGCTGCAGGACTTCGCTGGGGATGGCGCGCTTCAGGATGTTCCCTTTGAACTTCCCGATTCGCCACGGAGTGTTGAGGTAGCTATTGACAGACATGGCCTGTTCCTTTTTTCAGACGCAAAAAAAGCCGCTCACGGCGGCCTATTTGCTGGGGGTTGGTTGATTCACCCCGATGAAAAGGCGGATCGGAACCCTGCGGTTTCGTCGCTTTCCAAGGGGGTGTTGCCGGGCATTCCGCGCGGCGTGGCTGCCGCTTCAAATCGGCTCTTTCGTTGGTTGGCTGCTTCGGCTTTCTTGCGCGCTTCTTCGGCCGCGGCCTGGGCCTTGGCCTGCTCTGCTTTGAACCGGGTGAGTGATTCACCGATCACCACAGAGTCATAGGTTTCGCTGACGGTCTGCTGGTACTCCGCGGGTTGCGTGGAGAGCCACGCGCGGTATTCCGTCTTTTCGTCTGGCTTGCCCACAATTGCGCGCCAGTCGCCGTGTTCCTTGGCCAGCAGCTTTTCCGACACCATGGCCTCTACCCGGGTGGGCAGCGATTCCATGACGGTGGCAAGTCTTTGCTGGACCACACCTTCAATGTCCGGGGCACCCGTCCCCTTCAGGCGCGACAAGACGCGGTTCAGACCCTTGGCCGTCATGGCGGCGATTTCGGGAAACTCACTGCTGAGTTCCGCCAAGTCGTCGTCGTTCAGGCTGATGGCTTCGCCGGCTGGCGTGCTCTGTTGGAGGCTGGCAATCAGACGGTTGACCTCGCCAATCTTCCCGAATGCCGTGTCCACCTTCTTTCCCAGCTCGGCCTTCAGTTCATCAACTGCGGCTGCGCGAGCAAGTAGGTCGGCGTACTGTTCTTCGGTGATCTGTGCGAGTTTGGGCGGCGGTGCAGGTTCCTGCGCTGCCTCGGCGGGTTCAGGGGTTTGCGTCTGCTCGTTACCGGCCGGCGTTTCCGTGGGCCCGTCGTTGAACAGCGATGCGAAACCTGCCGCCTCGCTCTGGTCATCCACTTGCGTGGTTTCCACTTGTCCCGTCTGGTTTTCCTCGTCCATGCAGTCATCCATTAAAAAAGCCGCATCTCTGCGGCGTCGTCACATCACACCCGGCGCTTGCGCGTGGGGTGCAGCAAAATGCCGTGTGCCTTGCGGCAGGCGGCGGATTCAGGATTCGATATGCGGAAGATCCTTGTCCAGGCTCAGAATGCGCTTGACCTCTGCGATCTGGCCGCGCGTTTTGGCGGTCTTCTCGGGGTTCAAGTCGCCGTCGTTCTGGGCTCTGAGGACTTCCAATCGTTGTTCAAGGTGCTTCTTCAAGACGTTCCATGTCGAGGAAACACGGTCGGCCTTGCCAAGGGTGAATTGCTCGTTCATTGCTCGTAGGCCCGGCCAGGCGCCGCGCGTCCCGGGGGTTCAGTCGGCGGCTTCAGTGCTTGGCCTGCTTCGTTCATGCTGGCCAGTTCGCGCTGCAGGTTGGCCTTGATCGTGGTGTCTGCCAATTTGGCCTTGACTTCTTCCAGCGTGAGTTCGCGTTTGCTGGCGTAGTCCAGTTGGGCCAGTTGCAGCTTGGCATTTAGTTCTGCCATGCGGGCCTCGTGTTCCCGCTCGGTGCGCTGCGTCTCGGCTTGCACGTAGGCGCGGTCCCGGTCGGTGTCGGTGGCGTCCCGTGCCATGGCGCCCTGCTCCCGCATCTGGGCAATCTGCACGTCCGTCTGTGCGCGGATCTGCGCGGCGGCCAACTGTGGGGGGGGCGGCGGCGGCGTGCTGCGCATCTTCTCGATTTCGGCCTGGGTGTACTGGAAATCCTTGGGGTTCAGCCGCTTGGACTTCAGCCATTCCTGCAGCCACTTCTGCGGGTCCACGCCGTAGGCCGGGTTCAGCACCATGGGGCCCATCTGGGCAATGGTCTGGTCCTGAATGGCGCGCTCCACCAGTGCCGCCGAACCATGGGCGTCAATGTCAAAATCGCCCTTCTCGTCGTCCGGGATGTCCGGGTCCAGCAACAGCAGCTCGTAACTCTGGCGGACCACGGGGTCGGTGATGTAGTCGTCCACGGCATAGCCCACCGAGCGCAGCAACTGGTTGGCGTTGTTGTTTTGAAGCTGGGCGGCGCCGAAGGTGTCCGGCGTCGTCGGCCCGGTCTGGCCTTGGGTGATCAGGGGAATGCTGGTCGATTCCTCTGCCGTGCGGTAGCCGAACTCGATGATGCTCAACATGGCCGGCGTGACGTTGGGAATCACGAACGTCTGGAAAGCCTGCCGGATGTCTTCCAGTGCCGCCGATTCCAGGGCATACCAAACCTTGTCGGGAAACACAATCCACTCGCCATCGGCGGGGACAATCACGCCCTGCTTCACCACGATCTGGCTGCCGGCGCTCTTGCCGGCGTTGTTCAGCAGTGCCCGGGTTGATGCGTTGACGATGCGCTGCGGGGCAAAGATCTGCTCCGCGACTCCAACACCGGCCCAGTGCCCGGCGCGGCGCTGCCATGGGCAAGCGTGGTAAGGCAGTTCACCGCTGTCCAACGGGCTGAACACCGCCTTGATCACGGTGTCGTTCACCATCGTCATGATGGCGTGGAACGTCTCGCCTTCCGGGAACTTTTCGCCGGGCTTGCAGCAGTAGATTTCCTCCATCTGCTCCCGGGTCATCTGGCCGTAGCGATACCAGACGGTGTAGCGGCCTTTCTTGTTCTCCGGGTTCAGTTTCAGCGTGCCGCCTTCTTGGGTCTTGCTCGGGCCTTCGTCCAGCACCTTCTTGACCTGCTCCTTGAGATAGGTCGGGTCGCGCATGAAGTTGCGAAGCTGCTTGTCGCTGAGAAAGTCCTTCTCATAGAGATAGCTGCCATGCTGGATGTTCTCGCCGCAGCTTGCATCGGGGTAGATGTTCCACGGGTCGCGCCACTCGTAGCCCGGCACCGTCTTGTCCAGGATCAGCAGCGTGGTTTCGCCGGCCTTGTCTTTCTTGACGGCCTTCTTGCGGCGCACCTGGGGGATCGGCCCCTTGATGACGCCAGTGCCAATCCGGGCCATGTCAAAGATGACCTTGCGCATTTCGGCCGGGTACTGGCTTTCCACCATCCAGTCGTAGATGCGCTTTTCGGCCTTCTTGGCTTTCTTGTCGGCCAACCCCTGCTTTTCCTGCGCCAGGTCTTTGACCTTTAGAGGAACCTCGGTCGGCTGGGCCGGCATGCCCGGCTGTTGCACGACTTCCTCGGGCTTTAGTTCCCGGGTGGCCGGCTGGCCGTTGTCCAACATCACATTGCGGGCGTCGTCCAGGAACTCAGCCACGCCTTCAGCGATTGGAGACGCGGTGAACGTGAAAGGCTTGCCGTCAATGGGTAGCAGGATCTCCTGCAGCTTGGCGGCGCCGGCATCGACGTAGCGGCTGGTCAGGCGGATGAAAACGGTGCTCCGGCCATCGTTGAACCGGGAATACCCCGTGGTGACAGGCCCGGACAATGCCGTGGGCTTGGCCCAGTTTGCCCCGGTGAACTCGCTGCGGTTGGCATCGTCAATCCCGAGGTAGGCTTCCTCGCACTGCTGCCAGACCTTCTCAATGCCGGTGTCTCGCCGCGCGCTGACAGCCTCGTCCCGCTCGGTCGTGAAGAACGTGCTGATCCGTGCCAGGCGCTCCATGCGCTCGTTCGGGTCTTGCTGCGGCTGTGGTTTTGTGGGTCGTTTCATCGATTACCTTCTGCCGCGTCGTCGCATCCATAACAGGATGTTCATCAAGCCTTCGCCCAGCCGGGCGCCCCACCACTTTCCAGCGGTGTTGCCGTTCCAGTCGCCGTACATCAGCTTGCGTCTCGGGAGACGATCACGCGCGTGCCGTCTGCATACGTTGCCGTTACCCGGTCTGTGGTGCCGTCAATCCCCTTGAACACAGGGGAGCCGTCTTCCAGACCAGTTGCGTTGCCTTGGGCCACTGCCGCCAGCAGCCGGAGAATTTCTGCCGCCGTGTAGCCGGACTCGATTACTTCCGTCCACGGGTTCGATGCGCTGCCGGCGTCGTTCAGCTTCTCGCCCATGGTCCCGGGGTCGTTGTTCTGGCTGGCCAGTGCCGCCCAGACTGCCGGGCCGACGTTGGCCGTGGTCAAGCCTGAGCCTGTCACCACGATGTCCACGGTCATGTCACCGTAGGCCCGGATGACAGCATCCAGATCCCCGGAGCCCGTCAGTCCGGCCACCAGGCTTGCAACTGCCTGCATGCCGCCAGCAAACCCACCGGTCCCGGTCAGGTCCACCGTCATAGCCCGACGCCCTTGAATCGTCGCCGTCAATGTCCCTTCGCCGGCCAGAGCCGCCAGCATGGAAACCACCAGGCCGGCCGTGCCCGTCAAGTCACCTGATCCCGTCAGGTCCACGGTCATCTGCTTGGCCGGGAACAGGTTGGCCGCCAACGTGGCAGACCCTGCCATCTGCAT